GTTTCAGAACCTCCACCACCACCAGGAATATCATCTAATGGTCTTATTAATAAAGACAATTGAACTGGTTTAATTGTCGTAGCCCAAGAAGTAGTAACAGTCTGACTTCCACTATTGGTAGTTGAATCCCAATGAGATACAAATAATCGCATTGTGGGTGATGCGGTATCAGCTCTACTTATAATTTGAGTACCTTTATTATAAGTGATCGTTTGGTCAGTAGAGGCATTATGAGCTAAGAAAGTTAATAATAGACTATTATCTTCTAATAACGATAAAGTAGTTGAACAAGTATTAACAGTTGACAAACCTGTATGAGCATCAAACTCCATATCCACTTGTCTTGCATTTTCAATCCAAAACCAAGCTGAAGCATGAGAAACTACTGCACTGTTATCACAAACAAGAGTAGGACTCGTACCAGGAGTTAATCCTGTAAGATCAGATTTTAACCAATAAGCAATACGAATATTTGTAAATGTTGAGCCAAGAGATGAATGCACGAATGGTGTTACGCCTACACGCCTTGCAGCTACGCCCCCATATGTAATATTATAAACAGTGGTATTATTCGAGGATTCATTTGCAAACATTGCGATGAAAATTTCATTATCCATACCTGTTGGATATAATATACTATCATTCCACGCAGTACTGTCGGCTCCAAATCCTGCATAGGAGTTGATAGCTGGTGTTGTTGCTAAGACAGGATCTCCACCACCTTCTGTAACAGTTCCAAGGCCTACTACTACGATACCGTCTGCACCAATTGCTGTGGCATCAAAGACACCTGTGTAACCGTCAGATCCAGCTGGCCACCCATTGGCAACAGTTACTATTTCATCATCAGCGTATAATTTAATATCACCAGTTGATAATTTAGTATCGACACCATTGATAATACCATGTGCCTCTAGTGTAAGAGTACCTGAACCGTTTTTTATGACAGTACCATTGGTAGCTTTAATATAATAACTGTTAGGTAGCTCAGTCTCTCCTGGTGGCCCTTGAGAGATTTTATTAATAGAGATTTTATCTGAAATACTATCTACAGTAACTGTTACAATAATGCCATCTGTAGTGCCAATTGCTGTAGTAAAGTTGGCAATAGTCATTGTAAAGGTGTTACCAGTTTGTGTAAACTGATTTGCACTAGGAGTATTATCTGTCAAACCAGTACCAGGTGTTAAGTATGCACCTGCATCTATTTGTGTACCATCTGATTTGTGTAAAGAAATAATTTTAGAGGTAGATGTATTTTGTGTGGTTATACTGAAATTAATTGCATTGGTATTAGTTGCTGTTCCAGTATAGTCATAACCGATAACCATACGATCGGCATAGATATATACAAGTTTAGCATCATCAGCAGTTATTTTTGTTGGAACTTGCCAAGTCCAAGGTAGACCTGGATTAGCTCTAGTGCCTACCGAAGACCACAATGGATTTGCACCTGCAGGTACGCTTGAAATGTCTGAATACCAAGTAATAGGGCTTGTAGGTACGCCTGCGGAATCATCCGGAGTTGCAGGTTGACTTGCTGCACGCACAAATACAATATCTACAGAAGAACCATCAGAATTTACTTTAGTAGGTGCAGACCAAGTAATAGAGGAATCTATTCCAGTATCTCCCACAACAGAAGCAACACCTCTGGAATGATATAGAGGATCATTACCTGTAGGCATTGCAGCTGTCCAAGAAGCTGGTGGCGTAACTAACTGAGTACCAAAATTAAAAGAACCACCTGTAGGAGTGGCAGGAGGATTTGCTGATCTAATATAAATCCCGAGCTCAGCAACAGATATACCAACAGTTCCATCATCACCGTCTATACCACTTAATGCAGAGAATACACTTTCAGAAACTGTCATTCCTGAAGATGTATGGGTAAATTTTACAGTAACATTCTTTGTACCTGAACCTGTGGTTAACCAGGAAATAGCGGCAGCACCTGATCCAGAAGAACCATTAGCTGTATGTGTTAAATTACCATTAGCATCTCTTGTGATAGTAACAGCTGCTGTAGCTATTGAAGCACCACTTTGATAAAATGTTCCTGTTAATATTGTTGTATTAGCAGCAGGAACCCAAGTAGTACCATCCGTAGATCGTACCCAAGCTAATCCATTAGATGGTGCAATAGAACCATAGATAGCATCATTTCCCACAACACCATCTGTGACATCTACTAAGGTTATACTATCATAGATTGTAGGATCACCGCCCTCAGCCATATAGGTTTCAGGTTGGATCTCAATTAGGTTCATTACCATTCTAGTATTAGACGGGGCAGTGAGACTTATTAATTTATCACCATTCGCCTGTCCAACAGCTAAGGTTGCTTCAGCTAAACTGTGAGTAGTACCTTCATTGTAACTAAACGAAGAAGTAGCACCAGACCATGCAGTGATACCAGTTCCTGCACTACCGTCCCAAAGGGCAAAAATTAATGAATTCTTAATACCATTTCGGGTTTGGAATATCTCAGAGGAGTCAGTTTCATTAGTTTTAGTTGTATAATTAAGTGTGGTAGTTTGTTTAGCATTCTTAAACCAACTAACAGTACAAGTTTGAGCAGTATTATCCCAACCAGTAGATGTAAGTGCATAAGAAGAACCCTTAGTAGCTGCATTGACACTTGCAATTAAAGCTTGATCCCATACATAAGTAGTAATACTTTGTTTGGTTGTAGTAGAGTTAGCGATAGAAGATAGTTGAACACCCTGCGCTCCATTATAGGTGAGTGTTGCAGGCATGTCCGGAGTAGCTGCTTCTGTGTATAAAGAGACAACAAGAAGCATATTATCAAAATTAGGGTATGTGATGGTTGGTAAACTTATCTCAGATGCATCTTGATGCACTGTAGAAACAGCTAATTCTACTTGCGAAGTAGTAGGTGCTGCTCCACCTGGATCTTTTAACTCAACTAATAAAGATCCGTCTATATCGCTCGCATCAAGTGTGGCACTGTAGCCATCACCTAATAATGTGAGATTATCATAAAGTTGAATATCACCAGTATCTAATAAAGTGTCTACACCAAAAGCTATCTTTCTAGCTTCTATTGTTAATGTACCAACACCATTTTTAATTGCTGTGCCGGTCACTGGTTTTATGTAATACATTGTTGCAGGATCGCCATCGGCACCTTGTATGCTCTTGGCGACTGTAAACCGCAATGTTATATCGTTATAACCAGTTTTTGAAGCTGTTATGTCAAGCCATCCGATATTTGCTGACATTCCAGAAACAGTTTGAACTCGGCTAGTAGCAGCTTCATCACAAGTAAGATTTGTTTTGTCTACTGAATAAGTCCAATTGATAGAATCGTCTATACCACCTATACTGATAACCATAGTCGTAGTAGCACCAGCCCACGATAATACTATACCGTCAGAATCTGCTGCTACTATCGCGCTATAATGTGTCAGTGTAGCTGATAACCCATCACGACTATCCGTAATGGTATATTGGCCTGTAGCTACGACTGGCATGATGTCTCCTAATTAAGACGGAGGTGTTGCTTCACAGAAGATTGTACCCTTCAGCTCAATATCAGCACCATCGATTATAATAGCAGATGTAGAAGAAGAAGTATCTAAAGCATCACCACTCTTAGAAACAGTATCAGTACAAATAAATAACACACCATCTTGAAATTCATTTGCAATAGGATCTGAATAATCGGTAATGGTTGTACTCGAGGGAGCAGCTCTAATTGTTATTACAGGCGCTGTTGTCGTTCCGCTTGCCACAGATGAAATTTCGTAATATTTGGCGTTAGTACCCTTAACTACTTTAATAACATCATTCGTAGTTAATGCAGTATTACCTCCTGCAGGGCAAGTTACAGTAAATGTAGTTGTCGTATTAGACGCAATAGGCATACCCGATGCTGGATTACCATTTGTTGTAGTTTGAGAATCGTTAATAAAACCACCTATATAACCATCTTTATCACGGAATCGATAAACAAATGTCCAACCTGTGAGTGTGCTTAACTTAGTACCATTCAAATATACACGTGGCCATATATAGGTAGTACCAACACCATTTAAGAGCTTGTCGCCTGCGCTAGACACTAATACTAGATCATAAGGATCAGTGGCATCATATACAGTAAAGGTCGTCTCGTAAGTATCCGAGCCATCTTTGATTTCTACTTTAAATAGAGACCAATCTGTCACGGCTCTAGAATTTATTGAAATACCACGACGCTGGACAGTGTCGTCTCCTGCGCCAGAGGGCATGTTGGTATTTACTGCAGGTTCAGTATTAGGTGTTGCCGGCCAATCCGACTGTAATTTAAAACCATACTGAGCAGCTACTAATCTATTTGTGCCATCAATGTTTACTGTTAAGTTGGTATTACCAACATAAATCTTTTCCCAAGTAGTGCCAACTAATTTATACCAGTTATAAGTTGTAACAGAATCGTCTAAAGTACTGCCTCTATAAAGATTTGCAACCATAAAAGCAGTGCCAAGTGTAGATGAACCAGTGTCACTGATTACATCTCTACCCGTCATTAAGATATAAGTAGCATTGGATCCTGTTCTGATTATACCAACTACTATTGAAGTTAGAACAGTAGTTGTAAAACCAGTCATTGGATCAGTGTAAGTCGCTTTGAAGAAATAGGTTCTAGTTCTTTCAGAAACATAATCTAGGTTAGTATTGACAACAAACGTAGCATTCGATCCAATAGAAGCACTTGAAGGATCATTCAAGTGCCAAGTCTTGGTTGTAATTAATGCAGTATTACCGGCGATATTTACCGTATCGCCTACATATACGTGAGCTGTTAAAGTTAAATTTGCAGAAGTATAATCCGGCACATAGTTAGGTGCACTATCAGGGTTATAGATCTGCTGTGTTGAAGCACTAGCCTGAATAAAGGCTGTAATCGGTCTCGCATCATTCTGGTCAATAATTGTAATTTGACCAGTAGTTACGACTGGCATATTTCTTACCTCAAATTGAAACGATTTCTAAATAAAATGTGGCTCTGGCATAGACGTCATCTACATTTAGATTGATTGTCTTAAATCCTACCACATGGCCTGAATTCCATGTTACGTCATCATTTGGAGGTGGTTGTGGAATTCCAGAGACCCTCCTCCATCTAAACCAACTTGAAGAGACTAAATCAGTTACTTCCGCACCATTCTTAAATACTCTGCCAATTAAGATAGTAGTGGAAGCCTGTCCAGGACGGAATACAGTACCATTGGTAGATTCTATAGTGAGATACCAATTATTGGCACCCTCTAAATATAATAACCAATTAAGTGGTGTTCCTGTTAATACATAAGAATTACCATCTACAGTATTCTTATAAACAGAATTCTGTTTCCAGTTAGCGCCTAATGTAAATTCATCGGGAGGAGTTGAAAACTCTCCTACGAAATTTAAACTAGGTGTAATAGAATTTTGAGCTATCTCAGAAAGAAGTATATTATTCTCTCCGATAGTAAGATAAGCTGTCTCTCCGACTTTACCGCTAGGATCGAATACTAAATTTCCATCAGCATCTAACCAAGGTCTAATAAGTTCAACAGTAGGGATTACTATTTTATCTTCTACACTGTCGTAACTTACATTAGCAAATACATACGAAGATGTGCCATCTGTAGTCTTCGTTTTTACTGCGAAGAAAGCATCTGTGGAATTTATATTAGGTAGAATGAAGAAGTTACTAGATGTTCTTCCAATTTCAGTGAAGTTGGGACTTCCATCTTCGTCAAATTTACCTTCATCCCAATCTCTTAAAGTAAACGTGTAAACTATATAACACTCGAATTTAGGAACATCTACTGGAGGCCAATCTAATCTACCTGAAGAAATAGTTGAAGCATTGGTGACATCTTGTGTATATGTAAGATACATAGGCGCTGGAATATAAGAATCAAACACTGGAGAGACAGTATTAGATTCATCATCTTTAACATTCCATGCAAGGAATGAATAATGGAATCTTGTTAGCTCTAATAAGCTTTCGAAATTCTCATCCAATTGTACAGAATTAACCTTGAAGTATGCTGGCGTATCATTGCCTATTTTTAATGTTTCACTAGCTACCTGAACAATATCACCCGGTTCTAAAAGACCATTTTCTACTCGATACTTTAATTTTAGAGTAAAAGTTCCTCTACTAGTTCTAGCTAATTCTTCAGCTTTCGCTAATGCATGATATGGATCAGTTATACCTTCAGCAAAGATTTCTGTTTCTAATTCTAATCCGTTATCTTCTTCAAGCCATTGCTGATAAAGCTCATTAGAGACATGCTTCTTAACAATTCTATCATATGCAGTTTCTCTAGTATTCCAAAGTATTAAGTTACCCTTCAAAATCCTAAGAGCAACGCCTCTTCCAGCAGTGACCTTACTCTCATCGTCTTCACCTGAAGTATCCATTCCATAAACCCATAATCTAAACATTCCAGGTTTAGTAATATCTGGGTTTTGAGGAATAGTAAGCTCTCTTGTAAAGACCTTTTTCCAATTGTACTGAAGAGGTTCTGCATGAATTAAACTTTCAGAGTAGGGTTCCAAACTGTTAATTTGCCATAAGGCCCATTCAATCTTATCATCACCTGTAAATTCAATTTTTAACTTTTCTTCATTAGAACCATTTACACTTAAGTTTTCTCTATCTAAAATAAATTTATAATCTAGTTCGCATTCTGGTCCATTTCCAGCCCATACTGCACAATTGTTTAAGAGTCTGCCACCTGATTTTTCAGAAGGATCGTTTAAGAAAATACCAGGTGTGTATCTAATACCACCAACACCATAGTAAATATCTTTAGAAAATAACGCATCGACATTTTTATAATTAGATGTTGTCATACCAACTTTAGGAGGCCAAGCAACAGAGTCCTCTTTAAAATTCTCATGTTCATTTGAGAATCTTATCACACAATGGTTGAACCTATCTGATGCAGAAGGCCAGCCAATTTCTATGTCTTGATCTAAGACAATATTAGAATCGTCTAGAACCTCAGAAACTAAAGCTGCAGTTTCTATTTCACTTTCTGGATAGAATAATTGTAATTTGTATTTTCCACTAGACCATACCAGACGTGCATCTCCCATAGATGATAAAATAGTTTCTACGTTATCTCTAATGGATTTCTTAGTATCGAGTAGTAAGTTACATTCATAAAGCGGAAGATCTCTTAGCTTTACATTTCTAGTGCCATCTATTGGTCTAAAGATATTCCCTGCGACAACAACATCTGTCTGTACTATCTTAGAGCAAACAATTGAAGCTTTATAAAAAGATTCCAGATCTATCTCATCTACTAATAGTGCTTTTCCAGATACGTTGTCTAATAAATAATCTAATAATACTAAAGCTGAGTTATTGCTGTATGTATAAACAAGACCTAAAGAGTATTGATAGGGATCACCCAATGTGCCTGCACCTGTTCTAATGATTGATCTTATTCTTTTACCTTCAATTAGAAACTGCAAAATTGGTGTTGAGCTAAATTGAGGGTTACGTCTATCTAATCTTACGAATGCAGATACATAAGTCATATCAAAGAATTTAGCATTCTTGCGCTCATTATAATTAGCAGCCATGATTGCATCATGCTCACCACCACTATAATGACAATCTAGTCTAAGCGCTGCTTCAATTTTATTTATTTCGTTAATATAAAAGTCAGTACCTAATGTATAATCATCTAGCATTCTAGACTCATCTACAATTACATCATAGATTGCTCCAATAGGCGCTTGGCATAAGGCCTGTTGAATAAAAAGCATTTCATTTTTCTTACCTTCATAGCTTTGATTTAGATAAGAAGCACCCGCTATAACAGCTTGTGAAGTTCTTCCAGCAGGTCTAAATTCATATGAGTTAATACTTATATTAGAATTTCCAGTATTAAAAGTTTTCTGTGCATTAGAAGCTATATATTTATAATCACCACTACTGGCATGATAAACTCTAACGCCACCGATTTTACTTTTACCATATACTATTGCTAAATTCGAAGACTCACCCTCAATAGGCATTTCATAGCCACGTTTAGCATCCGCAGCTTTCTTTGCTGCATCTTTCTGCTGTTTGGCTTTGATTAAAGAGTATGTTGTCGAAGCAACTGAAACAGCTAATGCAATCCAACTGACGGCCATTATACTTTACCCCACTTTAATTGGAGTGCGCCTGATCCGCCATAAACTTGATCGCAAGAAGAATCTTCAGGATTACGACTTCTTACGAAGTCTCTACTAGTCCATAACGCTTTCTTTAAATCCAGATCAGCCATAGGGCTTGCACATGTTAATTGTAAAATAATATCACCACTCTCTTGAGTTTTTATGACATAAGAAGCACCATCAATTCTTCCTGCATAGATTAAGATAGTATCAGTAATATTAGATAAAGGCATCTTTGTCTGATAATCAAGAAAGCCAAGTCTAACTTTAACTTTAAATCCAAGTACACTATTTTCCAATGTAGACACAGCCGTCATAGAAGGATCACTTAGAGTAATTTTATACTGTTCTCTATCTACACTACTACTCATCTTAGGCGGATCAAACATAATTGTAGTATTTAGATCAGATACAAAAGAAGACCCATCACTTAAAGCTATGTCATAAGGCAATGTAGTTGTAGCTTTCCAAGTGTTATTTTCTTTATCTTTTATTTCCAACATATGGAAATAATCTGTAGGTCTATTCATGAGAGCATTTCTAACATTTTGAGTGAAGCTTATCATACAGCCTCCACTAATCTTATTTCTCCCATATCCATTAATATACCGTCCGAGTAAACCATTCCGGTGACAACATCTAAATCGTAAAGACACTGCATGAGAACATCATCACGCCAAGTCATGGAAATATTATTCTGTACCAACATAGTAGTCTTCAGGGCAGGATAAATTGAAAGCGTACCATCACCGGATCTATTCGACATTGCTAGATAGATCTTATTGTGATTAGAGAACTTTATAAAAGTACCTTTGGGTATATAACCTTGAGTATTACCTGTTAAGGTTACAATAGTATTTCCTGCCACGCCTGAAGCCAAAGGTGTTGGAGATGTCGTCGATCTCGCTAATTTTGCACCATAATTTTGAGGCATTAAAATTGTGAATGCCGTCGTATAAGCCTTATCAATTAAATGCACAAATAAGTCTTGTGCAGAATTGGAGAGTGGCTCAAGATGAGTTTGAATCTCCCACCGTTGAGCCACCCTCCGAGTTGCATTTCTGCTGAGGCTTAAAGTATCGGATGCAAATACCGGATGATTACTACGAACAGTTGTTGGTGCAACGAACTTCGCTATCACCGAACCACCATCGTAGATTCCGTACATTATTTTTCCTTATTGATATTTGAAATTTCTTTCTTTATTGTGAACATTTACACCTTCCGCAATATTGGGGAGCATCTTGTAAATTTCACTCTTGGTTTGTCTGGATATATCTCCAGTGATATTGATGCTTATCATCTGACTGTTATTTGAAGAATCAATTTCTCTGGTTAATGGTATAGAAACAGGTGTATCTAGAACATTGGTACTTACAAGACCACCCTCTGCAAACTTACGTATTCTACCACTATTAATAGCTGTTAATAGTTTTACGTTACGTTTAGTAGCCTCAGCATTTATAACGAATTCTCCGTTAGACAACATTGCAGGAATAGAATCAGAAGTACCTGTGCCTGGTCCTTTGACCTTACCACCTGTAGCAAAGAAATCAACTGCAGAAGCGGCTAACATTGTAATAATCTGTGGGATGAATCCAAGTATCATTTGAATGATACCTGAAGTTTTATCTCCAGAAGACAATACAGTAGTCGCAACATTTGCCAGACCAGAAGTTACGTCTAAGAAACCATTTTTGGCGACATCTGCAGATGAATCCCCACCAAATAACGGAGGAACACCTGGTGTAGGGACTTGTTTCATAACTTCATTTTGTCTATCCCATTCTCCAGGAGCGAAACTTGAGCCTAGCAGGGAACCACCTCCAAACGCGTCACTGGTCTGCATTAGTGAGTCGCTGGCGACCGATCCGAATGGGGGCAGTAGCCCACCCATGGTCAGATCCGGCGTTGCACCTGCGACCCCTGGGAAGTTCGTTCCCATTGGAGCTCCAGTCATAGGACATACAGGCATACATGATCCAAGTTGACCTTGTATACCTTCTAGAGGACTCTTAACAGGCTTAGCTGTAATCTCTACTTCAGAGAGTTCTTCAGCAGGTTTCTTAAGAACATCTTTTAGTTTAGCTTTACCTGTGAATAGATCCTTGATATTAGCCTGACCAGTCTTCTCAATACCTTTACCAAATAAACCATAGATAGCCTCACCAAGATCGTCCATTATGCCAGTAAGTTTACCACCCTTGCCAGTAAGAGGATCCATTAATCCTTTAACTAGAGTATCAATGACATTTCCAGTAATTTCACCCATTAAAGCCTTGCCAGCATCGGGGAGAGTCTTGTCACCTTTCAGTATATCTTTAAGTGTACTAGATAAACCTTCACCCATACTTTGAGTAAATTCCTTTCCAGCTTCATCTATACGTTCTGCAACATTCTCTAAAGAATCTGCAATCTTATTAGTAACTTCGATAAGTTTCTTATCATAAGCTGCTTGTGCAGTATTCACATCAGCCTGAGAACCTAGATCTTCTGCTGTTTTTAAGTTTAAGGTGACTTCAGCTAGTTCTGAAAGATTTTTATTTAGATTAACTAATTGCTGTTCAGTAGCACGATTCATCTGATCAGGAGCAATTATACCTTCACCAATAAAGTCTGCTAATGCTTTAGTCTGGTCTCTTCCCCCTAATTTAACAGAGGTTTGATATGCTTGGACAGCCTTTCGTAGTTCTAGAATACTCTTATTAAGAAGGGAATTATTTATTCCACTACGAACTGAAACACCACCGATTAAAGCTTTTAGAGCTCCACTTAGGCTATCATCCTTAACAGAGCCTTCTGCTAATTTTACTCCAGAATTCATTGCAGTTAAAAGGTGATAATTTTCTTTGGCAGACTTTGCATTTACTACGAATTCACCATTGGATAACCAGGCAGGGATAGAATCTGATTTACCTGTGCCTGAGCCCCAGACTGGCCCGCCGGAAGCGAGCCCATATAATGCTTTGTGTCTAGCAATTTGTTGTTTAGTAGACTTCAAAGTAGCAGGATCCCAAGGATCATATGGCATAATACCAAGACTTAAAAGAAGCCTATTATTAGGATCTTGAGACCAAACATAAGAACCATAAGCGGCAGTCATATCTAATGATTTGCCTAACTTAGCTTTTGGATAAATATATTGAGCGTCATATAAAGGTGTTTTCCAAAAATTCTTTGAGCTATCTAATGAAATTTTAGCTCCTAATGCGGAAGCTAGATATTCCTCCGCCAATTGTTCACTTGAAACTTTCTGTAGGAAAGGTAACGTTTCCATATGATAAGGAATCAATTCTTTAACAGCTTCATCCGAAGGAAGATTATTAATATTAGCATTTTCTCTTAAATCTTTTACTAATTTTTTAAGGGATAAAGTTCTTTTCATTACATTAGGCGTCATATCATCATAAGACAATAGATGTCCTAATTCATGTGAAAATATAGTCATATCTGCAAAAGGATCTAATCCTTCAGGTACATAAATCTTTCTTATAAGAGGGTCAAATGAACCCATAGAAGCAGCCTTTAACATAGGCGTTACTTTATCTGGATTAAGCTTTTCAATATCTACCATTAAGGTTTCTAAGATTTCATCCTGATAATCCTTGATAACAGATTCTGTTATGATCTTACCAGTATACTGTTCTCTTATATCTTCTACTATTTTATAAGAATCACTCGCAAGAATACTTTTAGCTTGTTTTCTGGCTTCTGTTTGAGTTATATTAGAAACATTAGGTTTAATTAATCTAGAAGGATTCAATACACTTCTAGGATTGGCATATTTTCCAAAGACTTCACCCAAACCAGTAGCACCGGACATTGCAAGTTTGAAATCAGATTTGACACCAGCTAGACCGGCATCGAGAGAACCTTTTGGATCAGTAACAATGGTCTTTAAGAATTCAGCCATCATCTTACCAGAATCAGAAGGATTTGTAATAAACTGATACATATCCTCTAATTGGTTGGATAATGAGAAGCCCGCCGCCACTGAGAACTCTTCTAGCTTCTTGACTAAACCACCATCAGCGTAACTATTAATAGCTTGTAATAAAGGACCATTGGCTTTAGCGGATGCCGCATTTACTACGAATTCACCATTAGATAGACTAGCAGGGATGCTATCTGATTTACTAGTACCTGGACCAGATACCCAACCACCTCTTGCTAGGGGTATTTTATTAAAAGAGCCAGGAGATAAAGCCCACAATGCACTTGTGAGGTTATATAATTGTTCGCCCACATATTGTAATTTTGTGGTGTTTGCACTTAAAAGCTCAGACTGAGTTGCAAGTAAATCAGACTGAAATAAACCAACAAACATTGATTCTAATCTAGCCACAATAGCGGCAGGAGATTCACCAGCAAGTAATGCTGAAGAGATATCTGCCTTTAATTGATCTCCATTTATACCTTCAGGGAATTTTTCCTGAAGATTAAGCTGCTCTAGTTTACTAGATGCAATGGCATCACTAGAAAGAGTCTCTCTGGTGCCTTTATCTAAAGACATATAAGCATTCATATCTAGTGGAAAATCTTCAAAGATTTCCTTTATTCTATCATAACCAGTCTTAAATCCATCGTAAAGACTGTCTGACATTTCCTCTCTGAACTTAGCAAAGATTTCTAAGAAAGATAAATTATTAACTCTTTTTCTAAAAGCTCTGAAATAACTTTCATCTAGTACACCAGAAGAATCTATTGCTTTCTTCTTAAGTTCTTCAAATGCATTATTTAAAGATACAGCCTCTTGTGCTAAAGCTAAACGTAACTGACCTGGTAAGCTTGCAAAATATTCTTCAGGTAATGAGAATTTAAACGTATTGTTGAAAGCTTCTAATCCACCAGAAAACACTTTTATCTTTGTCTCATTAGTAGCTTTTTCAATTTCTTTATTAGCTTTCTTTATCTCACGAATATTCTCGGTGATTTCTTCTTTTGATAATCCTGTTTTAGCAAGTCTATTCTCATATTTAACTACATCTGCTCTTAATCTGACTAGTCTGCGAATCTCTTCATCAGTCAAATTAGAGATTACATCGTAATCAGAAAAGCCTGCTTCTTTTAATGTAGCAAATGGATTAGAAGTCATCATCCTATAAATAGGTTCTTCAGCAAGTTCCTTAGCCTTATTGAACTGATCAGTGTAGGCTTTTAATGTAGCAATGTCATAACTTGATTCAAGATCCTTAATGGCTTTCTCAGCATTCTTTAAATAAGCACCGGCTAGTTTTAAATTATTTAGCTCACCTTCGCTTAATAATGACATTGTTTTTAAATCAAAGCTAGTCCCAAGAGTACTTAAAGTACTGACTAAATCACTTGCACTAGTAGCTGCTATAGCTAAATTATCGGTAATACGTTTTATTGCAAGAGAATTACTTTGGTAAGCTTTCTTTTCTGCTTCAGTAATCTCCGCACCTTTTTCTCTTATTCGAGCATTCTCAGTAATCAGAGGAGACAATTTAGTAGCATATTCATAAGCTCTATCGAAACCATATCTTCTAACTACATCATCTTCACTAGCGCCAGCTGCACTTAATGTTTCACTCACATAAGCAAAGGGATTATAAGACTTCTTTCCTTTTGTTGCAAAATCTTCAAGGTTCGTACGAGTCTGTGCAAGTGCTATACGGGCTGTACCATCTTCTAAGGATCTTCTAATGTTAGTACCTAATTGTCTGGGCACGCCGGACCAAGAATCAAATATACGATTTTGGAAAGTATCCATAGCCTTGCCAAAAGTATCTTCGAGAGTAGTACCTAGTATTTGACTTTCTTCACCGAAACGTCTTCGGGTTTCCATTTGATCCCAAAAATTAGTTTCTTCAAAACCAAGTGATAAAAGTGGTTTTAGACGCTTTTCAAAGTCAACACCCACAGGAGCCATTTTAACATATCTATTTTTAAATCTATCTTCTGCATCTTGGAATCTAATTAATTGTCTTAAATAATTATTAACTTCTTCTTCAGGCCATTTTAAAAGCTCTTCTAAAGGTGTATTTAAATTCAAATTCTGAGACATCTCAGCAGCTTGGTAGACATTTTGAATATTGTCTATAAGCTGAGCCCTCCTCGCAATCATATTCGCTTCAACTTCAGCATAGCGAATATTAATTACAATGGCATTATGTTCTGCTATGTTCTTGGTTTGTATTAACTGTTTACCTAAGAACTCTACTTCATTAGAGATCTGACGAACTCTTTCAAAGGATTTGTTATTATAAGCAAAAATTCCAGAGTTATCAAAATCAATTCCTGCAGATGCAAAATTATCCTTGATCTTACCTCTAGCATCTTGGAAGCGTTTAATAGCTTTAGTTTGAAGATCAAATAACTTAGCTCTTTGAAGTTCGTTATTAACACGCTGCTCAGCTTTGAATCTCTCATTGACAGCAGCACTCATCTCTTTCTGGTATTTTATTTCTAATTGTTGTCTAGAAAAATAGTTTGAAGAAGGTCTATCACTTGCCATTACAACAAGTAATTCTCGTTTATAACGGCCTTTTATATCACCAATAGCTTTCTCTGCAGCTAAGAAAGCTTCTAAACGTTCACCGAAAACTACTTTTATCTTTTCATTTTCGTATTCTAGATTTTCCCATTCAGTAAACATCCCAGAGACGCGCTTGGAACTTTCACTACCAGGACGAAAACCGGCAATATACTGACCTTCTGCCTCAGCTTTCGACAAGAGCTTCATTCGTTCTCTTATAGAGTTTTCTCTATCAGTAAATCTATTTAGAATCTCGTCACCTTGTAATAGAAGTCTATTAAAATAAAGTAAACGATTACGTGCAAATTGCTCTGAACCTTTCGTTAGTCTATCGATTCCTCTATTGCCAAACTTAAAATTACCAACTTCTGCAAGATCTTTTTGAAATGTTTCAAAACTGAAAGAAGTATCTGCAATTGTTTTATCTAAGAAGTTCGTTAGACCTTTAATCTCTGTCTCAATTTGCTTTTTGGTACCGTCTAAAGGCTGTCCTGTAAATTCTAAATCAAGACCTTCATCGACCAATTTCTGAAGACTTTCTCTTTTTGTTTTAAGAAAAGCTTTCTGTTTAGAATCTAAACGAGTTGTATCTAATTCGGTCAAATCGTAATCAAGCGAGATATCTTGTCTTTGTAGGAATTTTTCCTGACGTTTACTCAGTCCAGAAGGTGCATTATATGGTTTTTCTTTCCACGGATTCATGAAATCAGGTAATGCAAGATCTCTTAGCCATGCACCAAATGCTTTTAAATCAGTCCAAAATTCACCAGATTCACCAAACAACCAAACACCTAGTAAACCAACTCCAGCTCCTACAGCTAGGACTATCGGATTAGCAATTAGAAAAGCTCCAATACCTGTTAAAACAGGCCATAATACTCTGCTACCGAGGAACTTAAGAACTTCCCAAGTACCTGTAAGGAAACCTTTCCCTAATGCTCCTCCTAGCATAGTACCAAGAACTGTAGCAGTAAGTGCCATTTCTGCATTATCAGTAAGACTATATGCAACAGCTCCTGCGATAGAACCTATGATCGAACCTGAAATCATTCTTGCAGTATTTCTAGACATAGCAGCAAGACCCTTTCCAATTCTTATTGTAAGTGCTTGTGCTAATAAACCTAGGTTTTTAATTATTACTATCGCTTGTCTGTCAAATGTTGCTAAACTCATTATTAATGCATATAGCATTGAACCAACTACAACAACAATACCAGCAGTTAATGTTGCTAAAACAGTAGCAATAGGATTCGCTTTTACGAATTCTTTAACATCATATAAAACTCTTTTAACAGGACTTTCATTTTCCGTGCCTGAAGCAGATGTACCTTCGGCTTTGGCTGAACCTGCTGCAAGTAATCCACCAACTACTAATCCACCTAGGACTAGTTTTCCGGTTTTACCACGGAGACCATAAAGAAGTTGTTGTACTAAACCGCCTCTACCTGCTCTGGTTTCTACTATTCTGGCAGTTTTTGTAACTTCAGAATTGATAGTACTAAACAATCCACTAAGTTTAGATGTGCTAACACCAGATGTAAAAGTAAATAACCCATCGAAAGCTCTTCTAAAATTGAATGCTAACTTAGACATCCAATTCAAAGAAGATTTAAGAACACCTTTAAGTGGATCTAAGTATTCTTTAGTAATAGTCTTCATTGCATTCTTTTGACCTTTAGCAATATCCTTGCCAAAGAGAATCGTCTGAATCCAATTCCAACCCTTACTAATAGGGCCAGCAGCTATATCAATCATCTTATCAGAAATAGTTCTATAGACACTCATCATGAACATTTGCGTTTTCATTAACCAAGGCTTTGGAGGACCAGTAGGCGGATCATTGAAGAATGCACTAAAGATATCCATCTTGCCAAGATTATTACCTGCAGGTTTAAATTTTGCAAGTAGAGAACTAAAACCTGCACTTAATGGAACTGCAACATGTTTCATAAAGAGTGAAGTTATATTCAAAAGTCCTTGCTGACCAAACAAAGCTAGATATATTAAACCACCTTTAAAAGCCATATGCATTAAAGGTGAGTTTGCAAAAAGTGAATTGAAGACACCCATCGAATCAAGCACAATACCTAAGGAACTAAGAGTCACTATTCTTCTATTTTCATTACCAAATAAAGTGGAACCGATTAGTCCTAATTCACCATATTTACTTTGGCCAGGCTTTAAGCCTTTAAGTTCTTTCTTATTTTTAAGATCACCACGACCATTTATGAAGTTAAAGATTTTACCAATGCTTTCAGAAAAACCTTTTAAAGATTTTCCACCCACACCAATAGCTTGTAAGCCTTTAACACCACCAAGACCAAAGAGAATAGTACCTACAATTCCAAGAGGGCCTGCTATACCTACGAAATTACTGACACTAAAGAATGATTTTAATATGCCACCAATAATAGGTAACTGCTCTACAATACCTCTAGTAAGAGATGCGCCAAATCCTAATAACGCATTAGCAATTTCTGGTAGATTTCTCAAGAATGAAGCTAGAACATAACCAAGCGCATTACCTATAATATAACCTAATTGAGATGCAAAACTTCCTCCAGTTAACGCTGCTTCAAACTTCTCTGCAATTAATGTAGCGTTAGTAGAAAGACTTGTTAATATTGCTGTTATAATTGCAATCTTAAGTTTACCAGGAGGGAATAAAGAAGCAACTAATAACCCAGCGGCAGAGAGTAATGCTACTGATAGAAGCTGTGGAAATGCATTAGTGATTTTTATAAGAACTTCTTTGACATCCAACCAGAAATTTACTAATTTATCTTTAATATCATCTGGAGCAACAATCGGAAGTTCAATCTTCATACGATCAAATTTGATTTCTTTAAGTTTAAACTTATAGTCAGTATCAAAAATATCTTTGAATGAATCATGAACGAAACTAACAAATTTAGAAATACCGCCAGCTGTTCTGCTTTGCAAAGAATTAGCAGATGATACAATTGTTTCTATTGTATCAGTCCACCAAGAGTTACCAATAACTTTATCATAAACATATTTAAATTGTTCAATTACATCCTTACAGAAATCTTTGACTTTATTATAAGCTTTTGTAAGATTGTCTACAACAATTTCTTCTATTGCTCCGAAAAGCTTCTTAAACTCTTTAATTGCTTTTTCAATGAACTCAATAATTACTTTTTGAACTTTATCAAATCCAGCAAATGCTTTTCTAAATACAGCTACTATACCAATAACTTGAAATGTTTCTTTTATTGTATCAGAAACATCTTCCATAAGATTTCTTAATTGACCAGCTACATCTTTAAATCCTTCTTTAAAAGTCATACCTTCATTCAAATCCTTAAACATCTGTTTAAGAATTTTAAAGACACCTGTAAACAGTTCTAGTACACCTTTGGCTGCAATTCCTAACCCTTTAAATAAGTTAGGGAAGGCATCTTTAAATGCTTCAACGAATACGTCAAATGCAGGATAAAGATAACTGCGCATTATCTTACCAAGTTCCCAAATCTTCATTGAAGCATTTGAGACTGCACGAGTTAGCTGTGCCATTGTATCGAAGAAAGCTTCACCAGAACCACGCCTA